CCTTCGGCGGCTCCATATACTCGCCGCGCTCCAGCTTCCGCAGCTCACGGCGGCTGCACTTTTTCACCGTCACCACCGGACGCGACAAATTACGGCTCGCCATCATGCGCTTACCGCCGAGCGACAAGCCGTCGTCCGCGCCGTCGTCCTTCGTTTCCGCTGTGATGTCCTTGCGGATATACTGCGCCAGCTTCTCGTAGCTGTGATCGCAATACAGTGGCGTAAAATTCATGCCGCCGTTCCGGTAGTACCAGCACTCTTTTGCAATTGCGGCAATCTCCGCCGACAGAATGATGTGCAGGTGCCAGTTTTTGCCGCGCTTGCCGCACTCGCGAAAGCCGATGTATTTAAACACCAGCCCCTGCTTGTCCGCCCGACGCTTGATTCGGTTAAAAAAGTTTCGGACGTGATTCAAAAACTTTTTCTCGTCGTCAAAGGTACCGTAAGGAGCAGAGAAGCGGCAAAAGTAATCGTTCTCGTCAAAGTTGCAGTCAATAATCTGTTCCCATTTTCTGGTTGTCCTGATTTGATTGGCAATTTTTTGCTTGGCACGCGAGAGCGATTTGTTGACACCGCGACCGCCGTAGCTTTTGCCGACCTCACGTATGGAATTGTAGATTTCGACCTCCACCATATTGCGGCAGCGGATAACTCTCTTGTATGTTAACATAGCTTAACCTTTTATTTTATCACGGCACCCCTGCCGTGTCCATTTAAGTAATCGTTTGAGCAGGAAAGTCAAGGGGACTTTCACCCCTTTAGATTTTCGAATCATTCAACGCTGATATTCCATTTCAGCCGTTGGCGGCACAGGCATATCACGTCAAATTGATGAACGCGCCGCCAGCAGTTCGGGCAAACATAGATTTTCTTGCCGCGTGCTACGCTAAACCGCTGCAGCGGCTCCTTGGGCTCGTCCTTGTCCGGCAGCTTCCGCGTCGTCTGATCGGCTGCACCGTTCTCCATTTGCTTAAATGCCGTCAGCACCGCAGCCGCCGTCCATTTTCCTTTCATATATATCACCTCACAAAAGCTAACAGGTGAAAGCCGCAGCAGCGGCTCTCAGCTCTTACCTTTTAGGAATGCGGAAAGTGGAAGAAGCTGCCGCAAGCATTACGACAGCATTTCCACTTTCAAGACAAATCCAAATCAACTTACGGCCACTCGCCGAGCGGCTTCCCCACCTTTTCCTCCACGTCGGTGCAAAAGAACACACCCTCCAACTCCTCGGTATCGAGCACATCACGTGCGCACTGCTCATAGAGCATACTCAGATTGCCGTAAATGTCGCCGAGGTTGTCGTTAAAGAACTGCACAACGCGGTTTTTAAATACCACGTAGACAAACTTGTTTCCAAACAAGTCCTCAACCTCACGCGCAAACGCAAAGGCAGGATTGCGCTCAAACGCCGCCTCAAACAGCGCCTTGTCACAGTCCGTCACCTCTTTCAGCAAGCATCGTTCTCTGCAAAAAACGTCAATTTGCAGCGTCACTGCACCAATCTTCACAGTCTCCGGCATCAGCCAATCAATTGCCCGACACTTCTCCGCCGTTCTGACGGTCAGCTTCACCGTTTTTTTCTTGTTGTCAAAGCAAATCTCTACATCTGTATCGCCGCCAAACAGCGCTTCCAGCTCGTTCAGATACGTAATCCACGGCGGCGAAAGCTTCAGTATAACATGTTCTTTCATTTTCAAAAACTCCTTATCATCATAATTAATTTCGTGCAACTCAGAATCCCAAAAACCAGAGCACCACACCGACATACAGCGCCGCACTGATAATCACACAGAGCAGCAGCAACACCTTCGCTGCAAACGCGCACGTCTGGAGCGCCCTATAAGCAGCCTTTGTACTCCAGCGGCAAACGGCAGCACCGCCCAGCAGCGCCGCCAAAAACGCCGCCAACAGCCCTGCAAGCACCCATGCAAGCATGCCAACAAATACCCCGGCATTCATAGGCTGCTCCAATCCAGCGCTTGACCGCATGTCGGGCAGTAATCGTCCGACATTTGGGTTACCTCATAGTCGCAGCGGCTACAGCAATAGCCAGATTCAAAGTAATCTTTGAACGGGTTCCGCAGCAACACTTTTTCCGGCTTCCGCTTAATCCGAAACTGCGCCGCGTCTTTCAGCGTGTCAATCGCCGCTGTCAGCCGTTCGCGGTCAATCTCCATGCGCTCTGTCGTTTTCAGGCGGTTCAGCTCGATGATGGCAGCTTCGATGGTTAGTTCAGTTGGCATTTTCTTCACGCTCCTTTTCAAAACGCAGTTTCATTTGTGCCGGGTATAAATCAACTTCGGGTTTGCTTCTGCCTGTCCAACGCAAGCCTCCGCATTTGCCAATGCACTTATACCCGCTCGCTTTAAGGCTTGCACCGTTTTCTGATTCCAGAATATAGGTGATTATTTTCTTATAGCCCATAGCCCTAGCAGCCCGCCAAGCTGCAGCATACAGAATAGAGCAGGCATTGCGTGTGCCATCGGTGCAGCAGCGTGTGACTTCCAGCGTCATGCCGTCGTCAAGATAACGTGATACCGGTCTGCCGACAATTGCAACGCCGACGATGTTTTCACCGTCCGTTGCTCCGATTGAAAATTTATGACCAACCACTGGGCGATGGTGCCGATGATAACGCTCCACAAAGGCGTTGGCTTCCGCGAGCGAAACAGGCACTATGTCAAGCATTGTATTCAAGCTCCTTCAACGCCTGCTCGGCGGCTTCTTTTGTGAGAAATACATTTTCCTCATAACGCCCATTAAAAGTGTCACCATCTTCTAAGCATATAGTTGTTAATACACGCCTTCTTGCTGTTATTTCAAAGCCTATCACTACACCTTCGCTTATTACAGGATTTGCTTTTGTATCTGAGAAAAAAGCATACGCTGTCTTTCCTGTATGACACGGCAGCTCCACAAATCGGGAGCGGTCTTTGAAGTGTTCGCAGTCGTCGCATTGCAAAATAGCGGAGATTTCTTCCGCAGTTTTCAGCTTTAAACCGCGAGCAGCCGCCAAACCCTCTACATATTCACTGCACACTCCAACGTGTACACAATCCGCACAAGTTGCCATTACTCGCTCACCACCTCGTGACGGGGGATCTCCCCGACCAGCTTCTCATATACCGCCAGCCTGCCGCCCTGCTCGCGCGTCAGCGCTTCCAGCTGCCGGTTGCGGTCGTCGCACTGCTCATAAGTCGCCATGATCGCGCCTATATTATGCCGCAGCACCTCGATTGTCTCCTGCTGCAACTTAATCTGACTGCGCATCTTTGCACACGCCGCATAGATTCTTTGCCGCTTCTGCCTTGCGTCGCGTTCAAGGGCTTTTTGCACCAGCTCTGCGTCGTCCAGCATGCTCTCCAGCTCGCTAATCTCCACCGCTTTGTCCGTCAGCATCTCCTTCAAACGCTTTGCCTCAAGCGTTCTATTCTCCAGCGTGACCTGCAAGCTCTTTATCTGCTCCAGCTGCTGTGCAAACAGCTTTACTGTGCGTTCATCTTTTGTTTTGAGCTTCGCGTTTTCATTCAGCACGCCGAACAGCCGCCTTTTTGCCGTGTGCAGCTCGTCCCGGAGCGCTTTGTTTTCACTGTCTTTGAGTCCGATTATCTCCTGCAGGTGTTCAATTTGCTTTAGTTTTGATAAAAACATGTTCCTTCTCCTTTTCATGCTTGTGTTTCCATTTCAAACAGGCATAGCCCCTCGAACGCGAGGGGCATCTCATATAAAATCGACAATTGTCACATTTTGCGGTTGTCTTTGTCATAGATTTCTCTCAGCCCGTCCCTGATTTTTTGCAGCCTGCCCGGCATATCCGCCTTGACCGGCACATTTTTCCGCGCAAACTGACGGATATAATCCGCGTCCAGCGACGCCGCCAAGTCTGCCATACCGCTGTCAATCCTGTTTTCAAAAAAGGCTTGCAGCAGCACCATATAATCCTCCCAGCGAATGTGTCCGGCGAGCCGGTCCTGCCATTCATCGGCGTGACGAATCACAACCTCCTGACAATTCTTCAAAAATTCCGGGTCGGCAAGCTTTGCCGCTGTCAGCTTGTAATGAACATTGGTATGCGTCAGCAGGTCAAGCGCCTCCAGCAACGGCAAAATAAACCGTTCCGCGTCCGGCTGTTCGCTTTGCAACTCCCTAAACGCCTCGCTCAGCTTCAAGCTTGCCTGCTTGTTGCTCTCGCACCAGCTTTTCCGCTGTGTGGCGTTGTCGGCGGTTTCCAGCGCCAGCTGACGGTATACTCCGGCGGCGCGGAACTTGAACTCCGCGCACTGCTCGCGGCTCATGGTGCCTACCAGCGTCATGCTGTACGCCGCGCCCAGCGTCAGCACAAACCAGGTGTCCAAAAAATTCAGGTTCCAAATGCTTTTTCTGTCCAGCTCGCCGTTTGTAAAGGCAATCGCCAGCCCGTCCAGCGCGTCAATTCTTTGTGCGTCCATGGTTGAATCTCCTTGACAAATCTGCTTTCGCCGTTTATAATAAAAGTGTCTTATTTCCTGCGTGCCGTGTCGGCTGTTTCATCAGCCGGTGCGGCACGCATTTTTTGTTGCTGCCGCATCCTTTGATGCGCCCAGCACCATCACCCTGTCGTCGGAGTGAATGTGCAGTCGGTGCATTTCCTCAGCAGTCAGCGGGGGCGTCTCGCCATGATAAGTATAAGCCATAAAGATGTTCAGCCTCTCCACCGCTCTGCCGCACAACTTGCCTAAACGGCGCAGAAAGCGCCGCAGTTTATAGCCGAACGTCGGCTTTTTCTCACCGTGTCTGATAGCGCGGCGCGTTGCCGGAGCACCTTTTTCCCACAAAAACTGTTCGCCGGTCTTTGCATTAAAATAGTAGCCGTTCTCCCGGTACACTTTTGCTTTCATATTATCCTCCTAATCAATCATAATTCTACATTTCAGCCCTGTCCATTCGGTGCAATCCTTGCCCGGTGGGCAGGGTCGTTTTTTTCCTGTGTCGAGCAAGTAGTGGCACATGCTCGCGCTGCCTGTCTCGGCAGAGGTTGACCGCCTGTGACCGCACATCACGCCGTCACGCACACAACGGTGCTCTTTCATGTCTTCACCCCCAGCAGCTGTGCCAGCGCCGACAAATCATAACCCAGCGCAAACGCCTTTAGCCGTTCACAGGGAATGATATATGTCCACTGTTCTTTCTTCCATGCGCTGCCAATCGGCAGCCGTCCGCACTCGATTCCCTCGCACATCTTGTGCCGGTTAATCCCCAAAAACTGCGCCGCAATCACGGTCGGAACGTTCAGGTACTCCTCGCCGGTCTTTGGGTCAATCAACAACGACATATCAACCATACGCCGCTCCCTTCCTTTTGGTCGGCAGGCGCCGTGCGTTCGCCTGCCATTGGTAGTGTACAATCATTGAAAAGAGGTTTTGATATGGACAATCGAATCTCCGCCAAGCTGCGCACGGTCAGCTATAGTAATCTGTTTAATTTTTCTCCGCCAAGCATTGTTTTCAAAACAATGTCCTTGCTATGCACAGTGCACTTCGCTAAACAAAGCCTTTGCAAACAGACCATTCCATCGCCGTCGCTGTTCCAATCAACACAATGCCTTTTCTAAGCAGCGCCTTGTCTTGCTTTCCCTTTGCGGGGCGACTCAATGCATTGCCGCAGTCTGTCAGTCGCTTATCTCTTCCCAGTGAAACCGTCCTTTGCCACTGTTGCGCCATTGCAGCATGCCGCGCAGATCGCCAAAGTCCAGCCACTCCTTCACGACCGCCATCAAATCATATTTCTCATGCTTGTGGCACACAATGGTAAACTCCACAAACGTTCCGGCAGGCACTGTCTCCGAATGCGCAAGGGCAATGCGCTCGCCCTGCGCCGTCTGACCGCGCAGCGGCCGCTGGCAGTCGCCGATTCTGCCGTAATTCTGGAACGGAATCTTCCGCTCCTTGATAAAAATGTTGCCGTCGATTACCTTTTTGTGCGCCTTGATTTTTTTACTTTCACTGCCCACCACGCTGCGCAGTGCCGAGCACGAGTCCTTAAAAAATCCTTTGATTTGGTAGTCCCAAATAAACGGCGTCAGCTTGTCCTCCATCCGGGGAAACACTGTCATACCGCGTTCGATTACCTCACCGGTACCCAGCGCCTCAATCTCCTCGGCTCTGCTGGGCGCGTCGGGCGCGTTGTGCGCGATAAAGTTGTCGTGAATTTCGGGGTCGTTCGCGCACGTCCCCAAAACCTCCTCAAAAAATGTGACTCTAACCTTTAATGTTTCTTTCTGAATTGCCATTGTCTTATCTCCTTTTTGAATAATTTTTAACGAAGCGAGCCGCTGCGAGCCTAAGCTTTGCCGAAGCATACCGCGCTATGCTGTACCGCCGCAAATCAAACGAAGCCACTCCTTGCCGTCGCAAACCTCACAAGGCATTTCCTTGCCGCCGCTATTCTTCTTCCTCGCACAGCTCCTGTACATAGTTATAATACGCCTGTTCCAGCCCCTCCTTTCGGATAAAGCGCAGCATAATTTGAAAAGAAGTTTGTGCACCCATCACCTCCCACTCGGTAGAATAACCGTCGTCCTCCAGACGCTTCCACTGCCTGTAATATCGGTATGTCTCCACGAACAGCGCTTTTTTTAATTTTGTCATGCTTGTCATTGTCTTATCTCCTCTTTTCACACATCGCCCTGCCTTGCTCTGCATCGCTTCGCTTTGCTTTGCCCTCTCAATGCAGTCCATAGCTTTGCCTTTGCTGTTCAAAACTGTCCTATGCCCTCGCTAACCCATGCTCCCCTTCGCTTTGCCTTTGCTCTTCCCGACTGAGCCCTACCATGCCATTGCTTCACGACGCATTACACACCTTTGCCGCTGCCATACAGCACCTCGTTTTGCCATCACATTGCTTTGCCTTGCTTTGCCACGCTATGCAATGCCTTTGCCGCCCGATGCTGTCCTGTGCCCTCGCAAACGTTGCGTATCAATCCCCTAGCCTAACTAGCCTATCCAACGCCTCAGCGTCCAGAAGCTATACTATGCGTTGCCGCCGCACATAGCGCCGATCAAGCGCCTTTCAGCATCTCAAGCCACTCTTGCACCGAGACCGCCGCCAGCTCCTTGTCGCGTTTCCGCAGCCGCCGCTCCAGCTCGTTTTTGACCTTAACAAGCAGGTTGGCAGCCGTCCGCAGCGACTCGTCGGGCGAATCCACATACTGCTGCACAACCGCGTCCCACGCGTTGTTCAAATCCTCCGCCAACACCTCGCGCTCTGTCACGTTTCTCAACCTCCCTTGACACCTCTCCTTTGCCGCTGTTATAATGAAATCGGAAAGGAGGTGAAAATTATGGTGTACATGATTACATATGACCTTAATCAAAAAGGTCAGCAATACGAAAACGTAATCGCTGCTATCAAAGAAGCTTCAAGCGGTGTGTGGTGTAGCTTTTGGAAATCTTCCTACTTAATCAAAAGCAATCTCCCAACCGCCGACGAAGTTTTCAACCGTATCAAGCCATACCTTGATGCAAACGACACATTATTTGTCACGGAAATCACTGACAACTATCAAGGCTGGCTTTCGGACGCTCAATGGACGTTTGTTGAGAACTCCTTGTTCTAAAATGTTCCATAGCTGAAGTTACGTTTTGTCTCGCACAGCATAGCTCAGAACGCATTGCCGTATCATCTGCACCAATTTCTTCTCGCTGACTTTGCAAAGCTTTTGCAAGGTCAGCGATTCCTTTTGGCTCACCTTTAATAACGATCTCTATGCGCACTTCCTCACCTCCCTTGACACCTCTCCTTTGCCGCTGTTATAATACAACCGGAAAGGGGGTGATAAAATGGAATACAATCTTGATAAAGTATCGAAAAAGGTTATAAAATACATTGCCCAAGAGCATGCAATCAATCCCATGAAGCATATTGAACTGCTTAAAATTAAATTTGGCGATGACTTAGATATGAGTTATCTGCTGGAATGCGGATATGTAACCTGTTATCCGTATATCACGGTAAACAACGATACGCTCACCGGGGATTTTTACGCTATATCCGCCAAAGGTTGGGCTTATCTGCAACATTATCCCATCCATAGGTTTCAAGTCCTTTATCCCATCATAACGTCAACCATCTCAGCTATAACCGCGATTGCAGCTATCCTCATTTCTATATTCAATCCTTAATCGGCAGTCAAATCCTCCTGATCATCAGCAGTCAAATCCTCCTGATCTTCGGGAGGATTTTTTCGCAGCCGCTCCTTCAGCGTCGCGTTCTCAACACGCAAATCTCCGTTTTGCTTCAACAGCTCTTGGGTTTCACCTATCAGTCCTTTCACAAGACTTGCCCAGTAATCAGTATAATTATGTGCTGTCTTTAATTCTTCGAGTAATTCTTTTTTCCTCACTTCCTCACCTCCCTTCGTCCTTGCTGTGATCCCTGCCGTTGTACACAATTCAATCCTTAATCGGCAGTCAAATCCTCCTGATCTTCGGGAGGATTTTTTCGCAGCCGCTCCCTCAGCGTCGCGTTCTCAACCCGCAAATCTCCGTTTTGCTTCAACAGCTTTTGTTTTTCGCCTATCAGTCCATTCACAAGATTTGCCCAGTAATCAGTCTCATTATGTGCTGTCTTTACTTCTTCGAGTAATTCTTCTTTCCTCACTTCCTCACCTCCCTTCGTCCTCGCCGTGGTTATGCTGGTGTTCTCAGGCTTCTCGGGTCAACTTCCAAGAGCTCACAGAGGTTAAGCAACTCCTCACCTGTGATTTTCCGGGTACCGTTTAGAATCCTCGAAATGGCATCGGGGGTCATACCGGTTTTCTCACAAATGTAGGCTTGTTTAATACCTCTACTCTCCACAATTTCTCTTAATCTCAGATTAATTCCCATCAGCTCACCTCCTTAATCTACATTTTGTAGATTTCGATTTTATAATACTCCACATTTTTTAGAATGTCAAGAGGTTTTTGAAAAATTTTTCTACATTTTTAAGAAAAATATCTTGACAATTCACATATAGACAAATATAATAAATTTGTAGACAAAAAACAGATTTGGAGAGTTAAACAATGTCAAGAGAGTTTATAGCTCAAAAACTGCGCGAGTTACGAATAAAAAGCGGTCTAACGGCTGATGAAGTCGGTAAAAAAATAGGAAAAAGCGGTAAGACCGTCAACGCATGGGAACATAATCACGGGCAACCGGACGCCGAAATATTGATTGCTCTGTGCGATATTTACGAAGTTGATGATATTCTCGACGAGTTCCGAGAACACAAGCCCCAAACCGTTTCTTTCCATCTCACTGATCATGAAAAGCAAGTGATAATCGCCTACCGTCAACACCCTGAAATGCAAAACGCGGTTGATACTCTCCTTAGCGTAACGCCGGAAGAAACACAAAAAGAAAAACACGCCTAAAAGCATGTTTGCAAGATAATAAAATTTCACACATAAAGCACTTGCAAATATTACCTATGAGTAATATAATTTAGATAAAGGATATAATATGAACAAGCTGAAACTGTTGAAGGAACTTGAAAATGAGTTTGCCGAATTTGCTGTTCACCCTGATTTGATACCCGAAATAACCGGCATTATTTCAAAATCAGGGGCGGAAAAAGCATTTCTCTCAAAGCTCAGATACGCTCTTTTGTTTTTAAAACGTTTTGGTATTACAGCTCATATTCAGCCAACCAATCAATTTGAAAAATTACAGGAGACAGCCGATCTTTTTTCCATGCACATAACCGGAAGAACTTTCAATGTCAGGATTCTCTATTCATTTGCAGATGACGGCACGATTCTTCTGCACGGTTTCTATGAAAGACAAGGCAAAAGTGTAACCGATTACACTGCGGCTATTCCTGTCGCCCTAAGCCGTAAGGCAGAAATGGAGGACAACAATGAGTAAAAAGCAATCCATCGGCGAACTGTTCAAAGCGTTAACGGCTGAAATGTCTCCGGCAGACGTCAAATCAGCTATGGTCATTTCAGACATTTCCGAAAGAATCACGTCGGAACGTCTGAAACGCTCTATGACTCAAAAAGAATTTGCCGCTTTTATGAACGTCACGCAAAGTATGGTTTCCAAATGGGAAAGCGCCGAATACAACTTCACAATCGAGTCTCTTTCAAAAATATTTGATAAACTGGGACTGGATTATCATTTTTCCGTAAGCGGAGACTTAAAGCTTATGGATATAGAACCGACGGCAACACATTTAAACGGCGACAGCGACTATTCTCTGTTGCTGATTGCGGGGTAACGATATGGACATTAAAAACACACTGTCAAATTTCCAGTTGGAAAATTCAAGATTGATCCATTTTGATATTGATAACGATTTCTCAGAGCTTCCGGCAAACGGAACAGAGAACAGTCTTTCTATCGGCAACCCTTTTCACAGGGTATTCAAAAAAGACGGCGTTCTTTTTGCCTTACTGCAATTACAAATAAACCATACCATCGAAGAAACAAAAACAGAACGTAAACTCAGCATGACGCTTGTGATCGAAGGCTTGTTCAGCTTTTCAGGCGGCACAGAAGAACAATTCAGGCAAATGCTCGTTCTCAATGGCAATTCCGCATTATATTCAATTGCAAGAGCACACATACTCTCGATCACATCAATGGCGCTGATCTCCGGACGCGTTGTCCTGCCAATGATTAATTTCTTAAAAGTAGCGGAAAAACTGGAAAAGCAATAAAAAAACCGCCCTGTCCTGTTGGCGCAGGACAGAGCGGTCACCATCACGCCGGGGCGCAACGGTACACAAGTTGCAAGCTTATTGTACCACAACCCCCTTGTGTTTGCAAGCCTTTTTTGCAGATCAAGGGGATTTTTGCGCCCTTTTTTAAAGGAGCAGACCATGAAAAAATGCATCAATCGCCGCTGCAGCTTCCCGCTCGAGGACAATTACAGATTTTGTCCCATGTGCGGAAAGCCGCAGGAGCGCCAAAAGGAGACCAAGCGCCGCCGCGCCAAGGGCACCGGCTCCGTCTACTTCCGCAAGGACAAAAAGACAAACCCCTGGTGCGCGTCCCTGAACGCCGACCGTCAGACCGTCTACATCGGCTGCTATCCCACACGCGCCGCCGCCGAGCTGGCGATCCAAAGCTACGACCCCCGCAAGAGCACCGTCCCGACGCTCGCCGAGCTCTACGCGCAGTGGATCGAGTCAAAGCCCTACCAAAAGCTCAGCGACAGCTCCAAGTCCGGCTACACCGCCGCCTGGACAAAGCTGCGCTATCTGCATAACAAGCCGTTTGACACTCTCAAAACATCCGACTATCAGGCGGTGATCGACTACTACGAAAATCCCCACCACGAAGAAGGCAAGGACGGTGCCTACAAATACATCAACGCAAAAGGCAAAGTCACCCTCACCCCCGGCGGACAAAAGAAGATGTGTGACGGTCTCGGCTTTTCGGCGCTGCATTATATCAAATGTCTGGTGTCAAAGCTCTGTCAGTTTGCGATGAAGGACGACATCATCAACAAAAACTACGGGCAGCTGCTCGACCTGCCGACGCCGGAGGAAACCGCGGCGACGCGCTTCACCGATACCCAGCTCGAAGCCATCCGGCAAAACGTCGGCAAAATCCCCTATTGTGACTACATCTACGCGCTGTGTTATCTCAATTTCCGTATCAGCGAATTTTTGGAGCTTACCACCGACTGTTACAAAGTATTCAAATCAGAGGACACCGCCACTGTAATTCCCTATCTAACCGGCGGCAAAAAGACCGAGGCAGGCAGAAACCGACCAATACCCATACACCCCAACGTGCAGTACATCGTCCAAGCACAGGCAGCCAAAGGCGGCGCCACCCTGTTTTGCCGTCCTGACGGCTCACCGATGGACAAAGACTACTTCAACAAATACTGCTTCAAACCGGCAATGGAAGCACTCGGCTTTGCAGAAATGGGCTTCACTCCCCACAGTTGCCGCCGCACCTTCTCCACGCGCATGTCAGCCGCCGGTGCACGTTCCGAGGACATTGCTGCGCTGATGGGGCACGCCGACTACGAAACAGACAAAAAATACTACATCAACCAGGAGCTCAAAACCCTCTACACCGCTGTCCAAAAGATGGCATAACAAAGCCCCTCGCCAGCCAACCGCAAGGGGCAATATATTATCAAAAATCCGTAGTTTATCCGTAAATTACGCAATTTCCCGAACACAAATCCACTCTCCACAAAAAAGCACGACAAAACAAAAAACGCAGTAAACAAGCTATTTTTCAGCTTATTTACTGCGTTTCTTTGGCTCCCCCAACTGGGCTCGAACCAGTGACATCATGATTAACAGTCAAAGGTAAAAACCTCAATTGTGGCTTTATAGCCGTATTGTCGTTCAAGTCTGTAGCTTATCCGTAACTAAACCGATAAACAACTTCTCACAACGTTGCTCATTATACCACGACAAAAGTTATTTGTCAACAAAATAATCAAATTCTTTCACTTTTCTCCAGAAACAGACCTAACACGCCGCCCGGCAACTTACCGGCAAATTAAATAACCACATTACCAAGCCGTTTTGCAACCGACAGGATTGTCGGCGGCAAGTTAGCCGCACAACGCCGCAAACGTCGCTTTTCCTGCCACGCCGTCAACTTCCAGCCCGGCGCGGTACTGGAACTCTCGGACTGCCGCCTCGGTGCCTGCGCCGAAGTAGCCGGTGAAGCCGCCGGGGTTGAAGCCGTTGCAAATCAGCAAGCCTTGCAGAATGCGCGTGATGTTGCCCTGTCTGCCTGCGCCGACATTAAACACCGCCGCCTTGGTACACGGTCCGAATATCCCGTCCACCACAAGCCCCGCGCCAGTCTGCCGGTTCAGCTCGGTTTGCAGCGCACACACCAGCGCCGCCTTGGTCAGCCTGCCGTAAATACCATCGACAGCAAGACCAGCGTCGTAGTTGTCGTTCAGCCACGCCTGCACCGCTGCTACCGTCGGCGCGTCCGGAGGAAGCGCGGGCGCGTCTGACTCCGGCTCTGAATCCGGCTCCGGTTCGGGCGTTGGCTCCGGCGCAGGCTCGCCGCTGTCCTTGCTCCATCCGTTCCAACCGCCGCTTTTGATGATGCTCGGGTAATCTTTATAGCAAAAATCCTTGTCGATCGTGCCGACGCCGGGAATAAAGTTCTCCTCGAGCACGTTTGTCTCTCCGCCATATTGCCAAATACAGAGGTTGTCGCCTGTGTATCCGCATTTGCTCGCCCAGTGCGCAAACCACATGTCGTATTTGCGCCAAACATCCTCCGAAATGTAGTTTTCGATTTCCTCAAAACCGGTGTACAGCATGGGGTAGTAACCGGCGGCTTCCAGCCCTTCGAGGATATACTTGGCGTTGCGGTTGACGTTTTGGAAATTCCAGCCGCCGCGATTAATCTTATATTTGTCCGCGTCCTCGACGTCGAGCGCGATCGGATATGTCGGGCGCAACCCCTCGAGCCGTGACAGGATTTTTTGCAGCTCCTGCTCGTCCTCGGCGGCGCTGAGCGAATAGGTGTAGTAGTAGGCGCCCCACGGCATACCTGCCGCCTCCGCCTTGCGCACATTTTCGTGGAACCTGTCGCCCATGCCGATCATCACGAACTGCACGCCGTAGGCTTTGAGGATCTCAAAATCCACGTCGCCGTTGTGTACGCAGATGTCAACACCTTTTGCCTTAATCAGACTCATGCACTACACTCCTTCCGTTTCAAGGTCAATTCCCTCAATTTCCGCGCGGATTTCCAGCTGCTTCAGATATTGCCCCATGATCGCCGCTTGCTTTTCCAACACTTCAAACGGGCAGGTCGGCTGAAAATCCAGTGTCTTAGCCTCCCACCTCACAAGCATTCGGTGAAGCTTGTTGTAGCGGTCTTTCAGCTGCCAATACTCCGCGAGAAAGCGGTCTTTGTAGTTGCTGCTCTGTGATAAAGCATAAACGCGTTCAAAATCAATCATGGTTCATTCCTCCGAATCCTCGTCTTTTTGATAGTGCTTTCCGCCCTGTTCCTCGACCTTGCCTTTGAGCGTCTTAATCATACTCGTGAGAAACGACGGCAGCGGCACGCCCATTTCGCCGAGGTTTTCCAGAATCGAAATCAGCTCGTTGATAATCAGCCAGACGGTGATAATCATGCCGAAACAGTAGTTGATTTGAAGGCTAATTCCGATGGAAACCAGCGCCGACGAAATCAAATAGTCGATCACACCGCCGACCACTACGAGCGCCAGATAACAGACCTTTTTCAGAATACCCAGCACGCCGACGCGGCTGTTGAGCTGCTTGGTGTAGCTTGCCGCCGCCATGCCGGTAACATAATCAATCAGCATGACCGCGACCAGCACAACCAGCGGCACGGCTAAAACGTTAAAATATGCCGCCAGAGCGCCCACGGCTCCGGCGAAAATAATGTGCAGAAAATCTTTCATTTTTACGTCCTTTCTTATTCTACAACGCCGTAGCGCTTTAACAATTGGTAGACTTCCTCGTTTTTTATCAGCTTTTTCTGCTGACCTTGGTTCAGGTTGTCAAAAATCAGCTGTAAGGCGGATTTGGTGTCGGACTTGGTTTGCTCGACGTTTGCTCGCAATTTTTGCTTGCTAATCATCGGTCGTCTTAACCCCCATTTCGTTGAGCATGCCGAGGGTGTCGGAAACGGTAAGCTCCTCACCGTCGTCCTCAATCGGCTCGTCGGTCTCGGTGTAGGTGCGCGGAATGTCCGCCGGGTCGATGGCTTCGGAATACCTTGCACCATCGCGCTCAATATAAAAGCCTGCGTCCGAATACGTCTTGACAAACGCCCTGCCGCCGATTTCCATGTTTTCTTTTACAATCATGCTGTTGCCTCCTTGTACTTATCGACGTTGAAGCCGATGGATTCCAGATAGTCAATATAATCTTCAATCGCCACGATATGCCCCTGAGTGTAAATAGTCGCCCAGTTGGTTTCGGTTTCATGCCATGACAGGTTTGCGCGCGGGACATAAACACGATAGATTGACGGCAGACCGGCAAAGGCGTTTGCGTTTGATAATGTTGATTTAGATTCGTTGAGAATGTCGCAGAGTGCTGTGCAGCTTGAAAACGCGTCGTCGCCAATACTTGTCACGCCGTCTGGAATGTTGATTTGTGTCAAGGAATAGCAGTTGTAAAACGCGTCGTCGCCAATACTTGTCACGCCGTCTGGAATGTTGATTTGTGTCAAGGAATAGCAGTCTGAAAACGCGCCGTCGCTAATACTTGTCACGCCGTCGGGGAGGTTGATTTGTGTTAAGGAATGGCAGTTGTAAAACGCAAAGATGCCGATACTTGTCACGCCGTCTGGAATGTTGATTTGTGTCAAGGAATAGCATTCGCTAAACGCAAAGATGCCGATACTTGTCACGCCGTCGGGAATGTTGATTTGTGTCAAGGAATCGCAGTTGTAAAACGCGTCGTCGCCAATACTTGTCACGCCGTCTGGAATGTTGATTTGTGTCAAGGAATAGCAGTTGTAAAACGCGTCGTCGCCAATACTTGTTGTTCCGCGCTTTTGCATGCTAATCGCAGTCGCCGTATCCAGTCTCGGGTTGTTCCAAAAATTATGGTTCTGACCGTCCGTAGTGGTATAAATCGCGCCAACGTTGAGCGTCTCGCCCTCATGATTTTGAATCCACGTTATAATATCCGCCAAGTTCCAATTCCACGACTGAAACACAAGCAGCTCGTGGTCGGCTGCGGCGTATGGCGGCAATGTGTCGGGTGCAGGCAGCTCCGTCAGCGCAAGGGCGTCTTCGTGCGAATAGGCGGCAAGCTTGGTGCCCTCCCAGTCCCATAACACAAGAACAGGATTTAGAACAACAGGAGCACCGGATGGAATGGCTTCAATCCTTCCCGGCATTTCATCGACCGTCATCTGACCGCCGTTGTCCTTTGACTGTATCGCAACGGCGATATTTTGCAGTTTAACGTCGTCAATTACTCGCGTTGCCATAAAGCACCTCCTGTGTTGTCGGCAGTTCTTGCAGCACTATGTTCGCAATGTCTGCCTTGTCCTGCGCGGTCAAAACATAATCGTCGCCGGGGTCGCCTTTATCGCCTTTTTCGCCGCGCAGTCCTCTGGCGCTGCCCCCGGCGGGGAAGATTATTTCGTAGATTTTGCAGGGATTGATACCTGTTGTGTCGGCTCCGTTTTTGCGCGATACGTATAGCCTTCCGTCGGCAACGGCGACGCCCTCCACCTCGAAGCCGTTGTTTTCAAGCTGAATTTTGCTAATAACGCTGCCGCCGTACACGTCGAACGCATAAACATGGTGCCCGTTGCGCGTGATACCGGAATATACAATGCCGTCCTGAACGGTTATGCCCTGCAAAGTGAGGTGCTCTGTCTGCGATTCGCCCACGCAGTCGGCGGTGTGCAGAGTGATATCCGTGCCGCCGCAGATTTCGCTTGCCGACGGCATTTTCCACACCCAAAAGCGCAGCGGATTATTGGTCGTCACCTGATAGTTACCGTTGGTATAGCCGACCATGTAGATCCGCTTGGCGGAGGGGTCATAGCCCCAGCTGGCGCTGTAGGTGCCCGCGTCGGAATAAACGCGGCTGATCAATGTCATCGCGCCGTTGTGAATACGGTAGAACTGGCACTCGTCCAGATTTGTTGTTGGAGACACCGACACGTTGCCGCACCGCGATATCATCAGCAGCGGATAATCGTCGCCGGAATCGTAGAAAATATCCGTGAACTGCGCCGAGTTGGCGTGTTGGTATTCGGTCGGCGCGAAGTCGAGCATCGCGAAGACTGTTTTGGTCTGGCGGTCAACGACCACGCAACCGCCGCCCTCCTGCAATAAAAACAGGTCGTCGCCGTAGATAGCAATGGACTGGTTTTTGTCGAGCCGGTAGTCGCCCACGTTGCGAAAATCCAGCCATAGCGACATATCGCAGCGCTGCACCGCTGCCAAGGGGTCTGAAAGGTCGAGCCGCGCACCGTTGTAGGTATTCGCACCCTCGCCGAGCACGGTTTGCCGGAGCTTGACCAGCTCCGAGAAATACACCTCGATACCGGTAAAGGTAACGACTGTCCCGGCGGTCAGCGCCGTACCCCAGCAAGCGCCGAACATTATCTCAATATACGCCGTACCGTCGGAGACAGTGCGCTCAATCATATTGTTGCCGGTCACGTCGGTGCCGACGCGCTGCCCGTCCTTGTCATAAAAGGCGATTCTCAGCGCCCACTGATTGCCCGTGTCACGTGCTGCCTTGACACAGAGCGTGCTGCTGACCGCGAAGTCAAAGAGCAGCAGCCGAGCGCCGCAGTAGCTTTTGCCGTCGGTGGTGACTGTCATGCTGTCCGCGCTGTAGACATGCGGAAAGGCAGCGGCGCTGTTAACGCCGGACGGAGCGATCACAGCGTGGTAGCCGTCGGCAAACAGCTGATGGGGAATCATGCCCGGTCGGAGCAGCTTCACAGAGCGGAGCTGTGCATTCGCCGAGGCAGAGGACGACACCGTATATTTGACGACCGCGCCGTTGTAATCGACCGTCGGGCGAAACGGAATGAGCAGGGAGGTTATACCGGCACCGATCACAACAGAGTTACCGGAGAGAATCGACACGCCGTTCGCGTTGGTCAGATAGGCGTAGGTATCGACGTTCAGCGGCGCGGCAAGCTCGAAGAGAATAAAGATCTGTTCGTCTTTTTTGAGGTCGACCGTCATCAGCGGCTTTTTCGAGCTGCCCTTCAGCACGGTCAGAGCGCCCGTGTCAAGAACACCTGAAACCTCTGAAAGTGACTTGACCGCCGCTTTTGCAGAAGGATATTGAGCGTCTGTGGAATTGGCGGTAAGGACGGTCGTCTTGTTGACAATATTCTCCTTGTCCGGAATGTGAAGCAGCCCAAAATCAAACAGCACATGCAAATTATCGTCGCTGTCCTCATAGACCAGCTTAAAATTGCCTGTTTCTGCGTCCTGCGTCACAAAGAGTGACGGCGATCCGTTATTCAAACCGTTAAGCGTATTGTCAAGCTCAGAAAAAATATAGCTTCTTACCGCATTGGTCGTCGGCACCATGTCATTACTGCCTCCGCCGACGCTCTCCGCAACCGTGAGCCCCGACCGTTTCAGCGACCCGTTACCGTCCAGCGCCGCCAGCTCTCCGTCGGTTCCTGCGGCAACCTTATCCGCCTTGCCCGCCAATGCATTCGCAACCACATTTGAAGAAGGCACCGTCAAATTAACATCTCCGCTCAAACGCGCGTTGTTAATCGTATAATGGGAATTTTTTAAACCACCGTTGTTACTTGCAATCAGAATTCTGTCTGTAAATACATCATCTCCGTCGACAAGCTTATCCGCCTTTCCGTCCAGCGCGGTCTTCACCGCCGCCGTCGTCGGCACCTTGCTGTAACTGCCTCCGCCGACGCTCTCCGCGACCGAAACCCCCGACCGTTTCAGCGACCCGTTACCGTCCAGCGCCGCCAGCTCTCCGTCAGAGCCTGCGTCAGCCTTGTTTGCCTTACCCAGCAGCGCCGTATTGAGCGCGTTTGAGAACTGCTCAAACATGCCCGCCGCTTCCGTCGGGTCATAGTCAATGTCATCACTCACGATCCCCCGCGCCACATCGAGCACGACGGTGTTCGTCGCGATCGTCACGCCGCCCACGGTCGCAAACAGCCCAAAGTGCAGCCGTTCGCCCTGTTTCAGCAGTGCGCCGGGAATCGTGAACAAGGCGAAGCGTTCTTCGTCCTCATCCCTAATAGTCGCCGTCACGACCGCAATGTCCTTCGGATGCACAAAAAACCCGGCGCTCACCGCCGAAATGTCATCCCAGTCGCCGTCGGCAGGGAACACGCAGCGGATCACCGAATACCCGTTCTCGCCGCTCACCGGCGCATAGCCGCTGTCGCGTTTCAGCGTGTTCTTGAACGCCTTAAATCCGATCACATTACTCAAAAGATCACCTCCATGCTCATTTTATCAAAACCAAAGTGAAAAAGGCGGCACTTGTTGGCAAACGAAAAGGAGCAGCCATCGCCGCTCCTTTTCTCGTTCGTGCATTTTTATCGCGTTTAGTCGCCGTTCTTATAGCGTTTTTTGAAATCCGCATACTTCGCCGCCAGCTCGTCGCCGTAGATCCTTTGCAAAATCTTCCTCGCCCGGTGAAACCTCTCGCCGCTGTTCGCGTGGTAGTCCTCAAACAGCTCTCTTGTCTGCGAAAAGCTTTTCAGATACTTCTCAATATCCTCCTCCGTCTTGCCGTTTTCCGTCAAATCCTTCTTAACAACTGCAAAGCTCTCCTCGTCGCCGCCGACAACCGCGTTGAACGCGTCCGACAACTGATACTTGCCGCCTGTCACTGTCTTTTCTTCGGGATAAGTGAGCTTCTTTGCCGTCTTTTCGGCAGCCGTGTCGTTATATCCCAGCTCTTTCAGGTATTCCGCCGCTTCCATAGCTGTCTCAAATTTCTGCTTCTTTACCTCCTTTTCAATACCGTTGAGCACTTTGGTAACGGCTTTGTCAAACAGTGCACCGTCCATGCCCATCTTGATATACTTGTCCCTTGCCGCCTTATGCACCTTGATATTGCCGTTCACCTGCGCCACGGCGGCGTTTCGGATATCCTCGTTGCCGTTTGCAAGCGCCTTTGCCAGCTTTTCGTCGATGGCTTTTGAAACCGCTTCCTCGATTTCTTCATCGGTCTTTCTCTTTTCCGGGTCTTTTTCCTTATCCCGTTCAGATTTTCGTTTCTGTACCAGCTCCGTCTCCCACACGCCGCGCAACCAGACCGCCTGTTTGCCGTTGCCCTTGCGGAACTCTTCGGCAATCAGCACGTCCATATAGCTCAAATCCACCTTGCCGCTGTTGTCGATATAGCCCAAGCGTCCGTTCAGCACGTCAAAGAGGTAGCTTTTTGCGCTGCCGAACAGCCTTTGCGCGTTGGTGCCGCCAAGCAGCGGAACGCCGAGCAGGTCGGCGGCTTTTCCAAACACCTTATCCCATTTGCCGCCCTGAATATACTCCGCCATATCCGTCACGGCAGTAATGCTCATAGCGCCGAACTCAGCGCCGTATGCGTCCTTGTCAACCAGCTTTTCCGCTGCGGCGCACACCTTGTCCAGCCACACAAAGCCGCCTGCAATCTCCTCCGGCAAGCCCTTCAGCACGCCAAGCCCCACACCCGACGCCACGCTGCCAAGCGTCACATTGCCGTTTTCGTCCTTGTAGTCGTCCCATTTGTGATAAATCAGCATGGAAGCCAGCACGCCCAGCAGACTTTGCAGCACAGCGCTTTCCGCCACACCGGCGACCGAACGCAAAAACTGCTTGTGTGCGTCCCTCATGGCTCTTTTCGCCGCGTCCGTTTTGTCCTGCTTATACTCACTGCGCCTTGCGGCATATTCCAGATAGCTGTCAATCACACCGTTGCCCATCGCCATACGCTGCGAAGCAAAGGCGTTCAAACTCAGCGCGCGCATCACATTATTGCGCACAAACTGCGGCTTGCTCGTCAGCATGCTGTTCGGCTGGCTCTCGTCCACACACTGCTCAAACTGCCGCGCCACTTCTTTTTTGAATTCCTCGCTGTCAACCTCCAGCTCCGTCGTCTGCTTCACATGCGCCTCGGCAGCATAAAGCAGCGAATTTACCACCTTTTGGTCTGCCCAGCTCATGATATCCAACCTTTCGCCGAACTGTTCATACAAGCCGTGCCGGCGGCTCAGCTCACCCACGACCGTGCCGTTGCCCTGTGCGCGGTACCACATATACGGCGTGTAGGCGTCATACTTCTGCACAAGGTCTTTGCCCTTCACAAAGCCCATCACAACCGCCTTGCTCACGTTTGCCCTGCCGAAATAGCGGTTGGCAAGCGGCATCGCCGCCCAGTTTTTCAGCGTCGAACGCGGATTCAGCGCCAGCGCCGCGCCCATCGCACGTCCGCTCGCTCTGGTAAACCAGTTTTCGTCCGTGCCGTCCTTGCGCTTTTGGATATCGCCGAGCAGCTTGTCAAGGTAGTGCAGCGCGTCGCTGCCGAATTTCAGCTCCAGCTGACGGCGCACGGTGATCTCGCCGTTGTCGCTGTTGAGCACCTTCTTGATGTTCTCCACCGGTATCAGCATTCCGCAGTATTCCGCCGTCGCGTTCACATGCCGCTGAAAAACCTCCAGCGCGTCCTCCATCACAATCGCGTTATAAGAAAAAACACGCTGCTTGGTAAAGCTCCTGCTTTTCAGCCGTTCGTCAACAAAAATCCCTTCGCCCTCATTGTTCACCTGATATTTTTTATTCGGGTCGTCGGAATCGGTCTTTATCGGAAAGTAGTTTTCCACGGTCGCAATCATGCGTCCCTCTCTTTCCAAGCTGACCTTGTTGATTTCGTCCGCCAAAAAGCCGTCAAACACCTGTGTCATACCGTCCGCCAGCTCGCGCAGCAGCGGCGTGTCCTTCACATAGTCGGCTATTTTTTGCAGCGTGTAGCGGTCAAACACCACCTCATGCCGCTTGTCGCCCAGCGCTCTTTGCCGGTTGCCCTTTGTGTCGGGCAAAACGCGGTTGCGGTTCATATAGTCCAGATCCGGCACCACGGTATAACGGCTGTACTTCTCGTTGTCAAGGTGTCGGTGTCCGTCCGCCTGCCTGTCCGTCAGATAGATGGACAGCAGCAAGCCCTGACTCAGCTTCACGTCCGCGCCGGTGCGGCGGTCCTTCATCGTGAATCCCTCCACCGCGTCGCGCTGCAAGGCTTGCAGCTCTTTTCGTGAATATTTCGCGGTGATATCCTGCAAAACACTGTAGGCACGCTGCATGAGGAGTATTTTTTTTTGTTCGCCCTGATGCAGCGTCAGCAGCAGATGATACATCACGCCGTCGTCATGGTAGCCGCTGAGCAGCCTGCCGTACCGCACAGGGTCAAGCGAGGTTGCCACAAACTTGTTTTTTGCGGCGCGAAGCGTGTCCGTCAACAGATTTTTTCCGTCCTTAAAAAACCGCACGTCTCCGGTCTGTCCGATACAGCTGTCCGCAGCCTCCTGAATCGTCACGCGCTTGCCGTCCAAAATAATCTCAACCGCGCTTTTCAGCTGTCTGTCCAGCTCCTCCATCACCTCAACCACCGACTGCAAATCGTCGGCGGTCATCTGATACACGTTTTTACCTTCCGCCAGCTCGCCCAGCCACTGAAGCTCCGTGAGCACTGAATCGCGGTACGCCAGCGCGTTGATATCAAAGCCGAGGTTTTCGTACTTGTCGTTTCGGTGGTCGCTGTCCTTTAGCTTTTCATAAGCGAGCGCCAAGGCGTTCACGCGTGCGCCCACCTCGTCCAGCTGACGGAACGCGCCAAAGTAGCCCGGCGTCTCTGTCCCGGGGCGGCTCACGTCAAACAGCTCCAGCACACTCAGAATCGGCTTTTTCAGGGTTTCGGGAATATACTCGTTTTTCGCCGCCTTGCCGTCCAGCCGCTTGGTCAGGCTGTCAAGCTTCCTGCCGAGGTGCCGGATATACTGCGCCTTGCGCTGCTGCTCCCGGTACTGCGCCCGGTAGTTTTTGGTGTCCGACGCCACAAAAGACTTCAACACCGACAAATTTTCCTCCGCCAGCTCGCGCTTCATGTGCTCCTGCTGCCAGCGCTTCCGCATTCTGTCCAGCTTTTCACCGGCTTGCAGCTGCTTTGCCTTGTTCAGCGCCGACAATGCCGAAATCGCCTTTTTCCTGTCCTCGGCGATCTCCCTCACGGCGTTCTTGTCGATTTTCCGCAGCACCGCCGCCTGCTGTCCCATCTCGTCCGCGATCGCCGTACCGGCGGCAAGCGCCATGTCCACGGCAGCCGCGTCCATGCTCTGGTAATACTCGCCGCTTTCAAACCGGCTGACAAACTTCGGCTGGAACAAATCGAGCATATCCACCAGCCACTTCCAGCCCTCCAAGCTGTCCGGGCGTTCGCCGTCCGGAAAGTACGGGCTGATCCCCTCGTAGCCGTCGCCGGTCTCCTGCGCAAAGGTGTCGATCACGTCTTGAATATAGATCGGGTGCTTGTACCGGGCAATATCTTTTTCAAAGCCCACATGCACATACCCTCTCAAACGCCTGCGCAGCTGATGAATGTCGCCGTCAAAGCTGTCAAGCACCTCTTTTTCCGCGTAGGGCGTCAAAATCAGGGTCGCGTTCTTCAAGGTAGAATACAGCTTGCTTGCGTCCTCCTGCATCGCACCGCGCGTATATTCGCCGCTGTGCTCCAGATACCGCTTGCAGTCGGTCGCCAAGGCGTTGAGCAGCACGTCAAAATCCGCCTTTTTCTTCTGCTTCACCGCGTCGGCAAACGCCTTTACCCTGTCGGCGATCACCGCCTGCATTTCCGGGCTGTGCTTCCCCGAAATTCCGAACTGCCGCATCAGCTTTTTGGCGATCCGCTCATAATTCTGTTCGCCGAGCTGTATGCCGCTGTGACCCTTGATCGCCTTTTCCGCCGTCCGCGCCGCCGCGTTATACAGCGTATAAACCGCGTGCTCCGCGCCCTGCTCCTGCACCATCTCCTTTACGTCGATTGTCCGCTGCGCGTCCGCGCCGAACCCGTCAAACGCAATATCGCCGTCAGCGGTAAACATCACCTCGTCCTCAAAATCATCAAAGATGGTGTCGTCCTTGGAAAACCGCGCGTTCGGGTCGTCCTTTAATCCAGCGGCTCCATCCCTCTGCCTATTCTCGTTGCCGCTGATAACACTTTCATCGGGGTTGAGTGGATTATGTTGTTTTCCGTTCTCGCTCTTGCCCAATCCGAAAATTTCTTTATTTTCTCCGGTGTGTTCAACATCATCAACATTAATATCTGATCGTTCTTCTCCATATTTAACTGCTTGCCTATAGCTATCGTCGTTCTGGTTATAGCATCCTGACAACTCTTCCTCAAAGTTTCGTCCATACTGCTCCTCCCACCTTTTACGGTATTTTTCAAATTCTTTATCAGTAAGCTCTTCAACAATTTTATACTTAAAAGGCATACTATCGAACTTTTCTATAATATACCACTTAAAATGATAACTTGCAAGCCTTTGATCGCCTACGTTTGTATCAGGATTTTGCGCCCATAACACTGCTTCTTTATGAGCATCACTATCGACAAGGTATGAGGATGGGAAATTGTCGTTTTTGAAAAAAGTCTTGACTTTTTTCTTTTTGCCTTTTGAATACCTCTCCCCACTCTCTTTTGCTCCAAACTCCCTCTCATTCTCCCGCGCGTTCTCAAACGCCTCGCTGCACATCTCCGCCATCTGCCGCAGCGCCGCCGCGTCGTCCAAAAACGCCTGCGCCTGCTTGTTGTGTCCGCGCTGTCCCTGCTCGCGGTCTCCCTTAAAATACTGCATGATCCTGTCGGCAATGCGTCTGAGCGCGTCGCCGACTTTTTTCAATATGCCGCTGTTCTTCTTGGTCTCAATCGCCCTTTGCAGCGCCTCGCTGTCCGCCGCCAGTGCCTCCACGGTCTTGCAGACAAGCTCCTCCATCTGCACCTCGCGCGTCGCCGCATCCTTGCCCCAGCGCGCCGCGATGTCGCCCAGCAGCGCGTCCGTGTCCTTGCCCTCGGCGGTCAGATAGTTCACCACAAATGCCTGCACATGGCGGAAGCCCTCGGGGTCATACACACGCGCGTTGTGCATCGCCTCGTGCAGCGCCGCCGAAAAAATCGCGTGCTCCTCCAAATTGCTGTTCAGATAGATCACGTTGCCGCTGTACAGCCCGTTCTCGTCGGCGTTCAGCCGGTCGGTAAAGATGATCTGCTTGCCGATCTTCTCCGCAAAGGCGTTCAGCAGCGCCTTTGTGTCGTCGCTCACGTCCTTTGCGCCGTATTCCACACCGATACGGCTCTGCCCGAGGTGCCGCGTCCCCGGCACGCGCACGCGCCGCACCAAGGTCTGCCGCGCCTTCACCATAATATCGCCGTCCGCGTTGCCTGCTTCCACCGCCGCACGCGCCGCCTGCTCGCCGATCATGTCCGATAGCGTGCGCAGCTGCGGATTCTCCGCCGCCTTTTCAAACCGCACGCCGTCCGCGCCTGCCTGATACAGTGCATCAAACGCCGATTGGTACGCGTCGAGCGACGCGCCGTTTGCCTTTGCCGTTTCATAGTTTGCCAGCAGCGCACGCGCGCCGATGGTGTCATAACCGCTCGCCAGATTCAAAAGCCGGTCAAAGTCAAAGTCCGCCGGCGTCACCCCTGCCGCGTCCGTCACGCTGCCGTCAGACAGCCGCAGCGTCACGGTGCGGTCGTCTCTGCCGTATTCCTCCAGGCTGCTTTCCACGCCCAGCACGGTCATCTGTTCGCGGTTTAGCCCTCTTGCCGCCATGCCGTGCGGATGTGCCGCGCCAAAGGAGCTTCCCGCCTGCGCCTTGCCCTCCGCGATCTTCGCGCCGCTGAGGTCATAGTCGCTGTTGTAGCTCTCCGCCTGCGCCGTCCGCGCCTTGTAGTCGGTCTTTGTCTCCGCTCCGGCAAGCTGTGCAAGGGCGTCGGTCATCTCGGTGTCCGCCTGCTCCCGGGCAAGCTTCACCAGCAGCGCCGCCGCGTCCTTTTCGTCCAGCTTCCCCTTTTCGCGCAGCTGTGCAAAGTGCTCCGCCGTCTGCCGCGTCTGCTTCTCGCCGTTCTGCTTAACAGCCTCCAGCACCGCGTCCACGCCGTTCTCCTTCACAAGCGCCGCGGCAGCGTCCGCCGACGCCGCCTTGTCCTCTCCCAGCAAGGCGCTCATTTGCTCCGGCGTCACGGCAAGACCGCCGAGATTCAGCTGATTGTTGATATAGTTGTTAAAGCTCCTTGCACTGCCGAAGTTGCCCAGCACGCCGCCGCTCAGTGCGCCGCCCACCGCGTCGTCCACAATGCCGCGCAGCCACGTCTCCCACGCCTTTGTCTGCGCCTCGTCACGGCTCATGCCCTGCTCGGTGTACTGCCTGATCTCGCGCTCCACCGCGCTGTTGCCGCCGTTGATCAGCGCGTCCGTCAGCGCGTTGGCAAGCGTCGTGTTGAATTCCTCACTGCCTTCCGTGAACGCCTGCTTCAAAACGTTAATAAAATATTCCTTGGCGTTCTTCACCCTGTCGCTGGTTGCCAGCGCTTCCAGCTTTTCCAGCGATATACGCTCAAAAATCAGCTCCGCCGAGCCCTGCGCGATCATCGCCGCCGTTGCCTGGTTGATGTCGCCGCCGTTCTGTATCACCTCGTTGGCAGCGCCCACACCGGCGGAAGAAAAGAACATCGCGTTCGACGCCGCCTGTCCCACCACCGGCACCGCGTTCACCGCAGCCGCAAGCACCATGTCGCCCATGCTCATTCCGGTCGAATAGAGCAGCTGCCCGATGTGGTTTTCGTCGCCGATCATCTCATTCACACTGCCCCTGATGTTCTGCGCCGTGTAGTTCGCCGTGCCCTTCGGGTCATACCAGCCATCGCCCCCGGCAAGCTCCTCCAGCCGCGCCATTGCCACCTTCACCACGTCGCCCACGGAGCCGACCATGTTCACCGGCACGCTCGCCACGCTGCCCAGCGCCGCCGTCACGGGGTTCTGCTGCGTCCATTCGCGCAGCGCCTGCTGACTCTGCTCGTTCTCCGTGCGCTCCTTGTAGCGCTTGTAATACCGCACCATCTTCTCCGCGTCATAGCCCTGCGCCGTCAGCTCGCGCATATACGACGCTCGCGCCGCCTGTGCGTCCATGATGTTGTCAAACTGTCCCTTGTGCCCTGTCGGTGCGCCGGTATCATTTGCCAGCGAAGGAAGCTCCGCGTCGATGGCGGCAATGTCCTCCATGATTTTTGTCACACGCGGATTTTGTTCGGCGATGTCCAAATAATACCGCTGCTCGCTCTTGTCCTCGATTGCCTGATTCAGCTGATAACGCAAGCCGTCAAAATACTGCGCCTTTGGCAGCGTCTTTTTCAGCTCCTGCAGCTCCTCCACACTGCCGGTCTCGATAATCCGCTGCGCCACATACGCCTTGTCCTCGTCGCTCAGCGCCGTACTCTGATAGTGCTTGTCGCCCTCGTTGTTCTCGAATGTTTCATAAATGCGCTTTACCTCGTCCTGCGTCAGACCATACTTCTCCGCGCGGCTCCTAAAAACCGCGTTTCGGTCAAACTCCTGCGCGTTCCGCAGACCGTCGCCGTAGTCTCGCCGAATTTCGTCATAAATCCGCTGTCCCATGCTGTCGGAGGAACGCAGCACGCCCATCAGGTCATCAAAGCCAAGATTTCCGTACTTGTCCTCGCGCAGTCCCTGCTTTTGGTAGGCGCGGATATCCTTGTAGTTTTTCTCCAGCTCGTTCTTATCAAGTCCGTACTTCTCCGCTGCCTGCGCCGTGTCCGTGCCGCCCTGCATCAGCTCGTGCAGCGCGTCGCCGGTTTTCTTCGCCTTGTAGTCGCTGCTGCGCTTTTTTTCGTCGCGGTTCTCCGCAAACCAGCTCTCGCTCTCGTCCAGCGCCGCGCCCATGCTCTTAATGCTCTCGTTCAGCTTGCCGTAGCGCGCCGCGTCGGTCCCTTTCAGGCTGTCCGCATAGGACTGCATATACCGCAGCTGTCCGCGCAAAGAGTCGAGCTGCTGCCGCTGCTTGCCAAATTCGTCCGCCGTCCACTGTGCGCCGCTCATTTGCCGCTGTCCGTTCACACCGTCAATAAAGCTCTTGATGTTTTTACCGGTGCTTTCCAGCGCCTCGGTGTTCCAGCCAATCTTGTTGTCTGCCTTTAGCTGTCTGTATCGCTCCAAGCTCAGCGCCATGTTTTCTCCTCCTACAATCCAAAGTACTGATACACATACAACGACTGCGGCTCATTCAACCCCGATTTTGCAAGGAGCTGTTCGAGCGTCTTAGCCGACAGCGTGCCGTAGTGCTGCCCGTTGCGGCGCACCATCTCAATAAACTTGCTCGTTTTCTCGTCGTTCACCGGCTCCATCGGCATATCCTCCGCCGACGCCACCTCCCCGGTCTTTGCCATCTGTTCCGCCAAGGTCAAATCCTTTTCATCCACCTTGCCGTCGTGGTTGTAGTCAAACTCGCTTTTCTGCTCGTCTGTTATTTTTCGGCTGCCGTTCAGATAATGCATAATCTTGTCTGCGTTCTTTTCGTGCGTTTTCTTGTTCGCTTCCGTCTGCTTCTCGGCTGCCTTCTGTGCCGCTTCCTGCTGCTTTGCCAGCGCCTTTTGTGCCGCCACGCGCACGTTGTATGCGTCCTCGGCGCGCTGATACGCCATTTTCTGTTCAAATTCCTGCGCGTCCGCCGCCAGCTGCGCACGGCTCTGCGCACTCTGCGTGTCGTGCTGATACCGCGCGTTGTCAAGGCTCCGCGCCTGCATCGCGTTCTCCGCCGCACCCGACAGCCTGCTGCGCCACACATCGTTGGCAAAGTTCTGCCGCTGCAGCGCCGCCTGCCTCTCGCCCTGATATCGGTCGGCAAGATAGCCGAGATAATTCATTTTGTCACCCTGCAAGTCTCTTCCGCGCTGGTATCCCGTATCCGCCATGCTCTGATAAAGCTGCGCCGCGTTTCCTGCCTGCGCCGTCCGTGCCACCTGCTCCTGCCGTCCGAGCGCGCGGAAGGTCGGGGCATAGTTTGCCATATTCGCGGCGATGTCGCCCTGCACCTCGCTTCCGACCGCCGCCGCATAGGTCGGCGCATAGCCGCCGCTCAGCAAATTTGCCGTTTCCTGCGCCGCCTCGCGCCCTCTGAGCGCGTTTTGGCTGTATGCCTGAGCAAATTCCTTATAATTATTATCGTTGCTCAAATCGTAAATAAAGCCGCTTTTCGTCAGGTAATCGCTGATAGCCCTGTCCAGCCTGCCGTCCGCCGTGTGGCTGTAGTCCGCGTCGGCTGCCGCCTGCTCCGCCGCCGCCAGCGCAGCGGCAGCCTGCGCGTCGGTGCCTGCCGCCGTAGGCTGCTCGTTCATCAGCGCATACAGCCGCTCATTTTCCCTGCTTACCGCCATGTTGCCCTCCTACTTAATCTTGCTGTAGAGATAGTTATAATACGCGCTGTTCTGCGCCGCCTGCTGGGCAAGGCTCGCCTGTGTGTCGGCGCTCAGGGTGTTGTGCTCATACTGACTCTCCGCCAGCTGCCGAACGCTCGACAAATCGCTCTGCGCCGCGCCGAGCCGCGCCTGCCAGTTTTGCAGCTCCTGCGAGAACGCGGTCATATCAAGCCCCCGTTCGGTGCTGTATTTGTTCTGGTAGTAGGTCATAAAGCTGTAATTGTCGTTCACCTTGTCGCGGAACCGCGCATAGGCGGAATCGTCAAAGCCTTTCAGCAGCCCGATTTGCGTCATGGTCTGCTCCTGCTCCTGCTGCCAGTTGGCAAGCGCCGAGTTGCGCAGCGACGGAATCTTGCTTGCCAGCTCCTCCATCTGCTGCCCGTAGGCACGCTGTCCGGCAGCCTGCGCAAAGCTGTTGCTGTAGCCGCCGGTGTTGGCGCTGTAGGCTCCCTGCACGTTCTCCTGTGCCTTTTCGCCCTCGCGCCTGTAGTAGTCCTTTTGCGTCTGATAGTCGGCGCTGTTGTCCGCGCTCCACTCAAACTTGTTGTCACGGTAACGGTTCGCCAGCACGCTGATCTGATCGCCGTAGGCGCTCTTATAGCCCTTGTTCACCGTATCTGTATAGCGCTTTGCAAAATAATCTGTCGCCAGCTGCGCGTTCTTGGTTGCCGCACTGTCACGATAGGTCGGTGCGCTGTTCGCGACACTGTTATACCGTCTTGTCGCGTCCTCCACCTGCTCCGGACCGTACACGTTATACACCATCGTTCACCCCTCCTGTTCTGCTGAGCTTGTCGAAAAAGTCTTCCTCAAAGTTATCCTCGCCGATGTTACGCAGCACAAAGCTGACCTGTTCGTACATGTCGTTTGTCCAGGCTCTCAGCTCGCGCACGTCGTCCGTCTCGGGTGGCGGGTCAAGCTTTAGCAATGCCATATCTTGTCACTTCCTCCTGCAAAATCAATCCGCAAGCCGCCGATCTCCATCTCGCCGCTGCCCTCCACGCGCAGCCGCAAATAGTCCGACCGCCGCACCGGCACCGGCGCGGTCACATGCCGCCTCGGCTCAAAGTGCAGCCGTTTCAGCAGCACCCACGCGCCTTCACGCCTGAACTGTGCATACACCTCCGCCTGCATGTCCTCCGCGGCTCTCAGCTGTATCTGAATCTTGGAGATGTACTTTTTGCCGAAGTCGTCGCCATACAGATCCGGCGTCTCAAAAAACCATGCAAACCGGCTTTCCTCCTCGCCGTCGAGCAGGTTGTTTCGCGCCTGCACACACTTCACCGCGCCCTCGCCGTCGATATAATACAGCAGATTGTTATACGTCACGCAGCACTGCATCTGCGTGTCGTCCTCCTTGTGCCACATGCCCTTCACGGTGTCGAACACCAGCAGCTCCCAGCCGCCGCTTTCGTTTTGCGCCGAAAGATAATATTTATCGCCGTGCCGTCCGGCAACCCCGTTTCGGTAGTGCGCCGTGCCGAACGCCGCCTCACTCACAAGCACCGGCTGACCGCCCGGCATGTAGCGGCACACGCCGTTATAGCTCAGGTAATACAGCACACCGTTGATCCACACCACACTTTTCTCACTGCCGCGCGCCACGCCCGGCACGTTGTAGCTTGCAAGCGCAAAGTTACTCGGCTTGTTGCCGAACAGCTTAATGATCCAGTTTTCCTTGAAAAATATCACACTGTCATTCTGCCGCGCTATTCCCGTAAAGCCGCCCTCGCTGCCCACCGTCGCCGCGTAGCTGTCGGTCGAAATGCCGTCGCCGTATGCCTGCCAGTTGGTGCAGTCGCCCTGCTTGCAGCTGTATATCTCATGGTTCTGGCTGCTGCATGTCCACAGGCGGTTGTCGACCTCCAGCATCAGACCGCTGTCCGCCTGCGGCATCACGCGCTCCACCGTCAGCGGTCCCGTATAGGGTACGCTCCTGTCAATGTTCGCCTTGATTACAATGCACTGCTTGTCCACATAATAGAGTTTAAAAAAGCCACCGTTGAGCACCTCCAGATAGTTCCCCCAGTCGGTCGTCGTCCAAGGATTGTTTTCCGCCACCGTCAGCGTGGCTACGCTGTGCACCATACCGCTGAGCTTCACCCAGTCGCCCTTTTTCAGTCCGGCAAACAAATCCGCGTCCGTGCCGTCATTGCGCGAGATTTTCACATAATAGTTGTCGATGCGCACAAAGGTGTGCAGACATAACCTCGTTATATACCGCTCGCCGTTAATGGTGTTGTCAGAACCTGCTATGATGTCCGTGCAGCGATACACCGCACTGGGCGTTTCACCCTGCGCCTCCACCGTTTCGCCCTCTTTGATGGTTACCCAGTGATCATAATATTTCTCCTGCCAAGGCTCCTTGGAGCCCTCATCCATAGTGCCCGACGGATTCGTCTGCTTCCGGTATTCCTCCAGTCCATACGCCTTTTCATAGATGTAGTTGACGGGGCGCGGCTTGCCGCTGTCGTCCAGCTCCACCTTCTCAATCGAAAAATCCCTGAAATTCCGCGTCGGTTTCACATGGTTCCCTCCGTTATACCTCGCCACATTCAGCTCAGCAGCGTCCACGCTCTGCGTCGTGCCGGAAAAATCCATCGGCGCAAACGTCTGTGTGCCGAGGTCAAACACCAGCCGCTCCGGCATCATCACCACGCGGTTGCCATACAGCACCAGCTCATGCTTTGCCGCTGTGCCGTCATACGCAGAGACGGAGTAGCTCTCGCTCCCCACGTGCAGCGCACCGGCGGTCATGTAAATAAAGCGGTTGTCGTCAATCAAAAGATTGCTCACGATCCCCGTCATGCCGCTTGCCGTGCTTGCCGTGCAGCGCTTTTTTCTGGTGCGCAGCCGCGGATAATCGTCGCTGCACAGATTCTGCATATCACAAAACTCCGTAAACACCGCGCCGTCATTGCCCGACACACGCGAAAAGCCGGTGTTCACCGTCCTGTTCAGCCCTCTGAACAGGCTGATATGCGTGCTTACCTTTCGCAGTCGGCTGATCTCCGGAAACATGCCCCATCACCTCTCAAAAATGATAATTATAGTCGTTTTTCTGGCGGCGCACCTGCCACCATGTACGCTTAAAGTCCGTAAACGTGTCGCGGAACACCGCCATATCGTTGAGATACCGTTCGCCCTCCTCTGCCAGCAGGTCAAGCTGGCAGACAGCGTACTGCATATAGATATCCTCAAACGGCTTCGGTGCGCACAGCTCGCGTCCGCGGTAGTTGTCCAGGTCAATCGCGCCGCCGTATATCGCCTTTAGCTCCGTGTCGCCCTCGCGTCCCCTGATGATTTCTTGCAATATCATGTTTTCCGCTGTCTCGATATACCGCAGCAGCTGCTCGTCGCTCGCCTCATACCCGTTCTTTACCGCCTTGATCTCCTCGATCACCTTGTCAACCGTCATTTCAGCACTTCCTTTCCCCTCTATTCTACCAAAAACCATTCCCAAAAGGCGGCACCAAGCGTGACGCTTGACCCAATCCGCGCTCCGGGCGTCTGATAGTCATATGCCCTCCATACCCGCGTTCAAAAAGGCTATAACCACTAACCACTAACCACTAACCACTAGCCACTAACCACTAACCACTAGCCACTAGCCACTAACCACTAACCACTCAACTCTCAACTCTCAACTCTAAACAAAAAAAGAGCCGCAGCCATGCCGCAGCTCTCCCAAAATCCTGTTCACTTTTCCGGCGTCAGCCCGCCTGCGCCATTTCCAGCTCCTGACGGGCAAGCTCAGCCGCACGCCTATCCTGCAAGCCCAGCGCCGCGTCACGCTGCACCTTGGCGTTGTCAACGATCTCCGCCACGCAGCGCGGCACCTGCACCGTCTGTCCCCTCGGAATCAGATACTGCTTGCCGTTCAGCGACACCTCAATGTTCTTGCTGCCTCTCATGCTGCCAAGCTCCACATGCAGGTCAACAAGCTCCATCGCCTTCTCGTTTTCGCGCTGCACGCGTTCCAGCTCTGCCTGCTCCGCCAGCAGCCTCTCGTTGGACGCGCCGCGCAAACGCTCCTCGTTCGCCAGCTTGTCCTTCATCAGCTTAACGTCTGCCAGCAGCTCCTCAAACGCCGCCTTCGTCAGCGTCACGGTTTCCTCTGCCGCTGTCAGCGCATTCTCCGCAGCTGCCGCTGTCTGTTCTGCTTCCTGTCTTTTAGCCATGCGGCTTTATCCTCCTTTTATCAGCCGTTTCTTGCCTGCGCAATCAGATCCCAGTTGTTCTGCGGCTCTGTGTTCAGCGTCGCCGTGCTCTCGATGCGCACCATGCAGGTCTGACCGGTAATGCCGATGCCGTGGGTCGTCTTCCAGCCCTGCGTCGCCCTCTGGTTCAGCGGGTCGCTGGTGCCGCCCGAGCCGTGCGGCTTGATGATGGTGTGCATGCCCTCGCCCTCGATTTCCACGGTCTTGTAGGCGTCCTTGCCGAGTACCAGCGTCGAATATACGTCAAAGCGTACACTGCCGCTCTTAACGGCTCCGGCTTCCTTCCACACCTTGGCAAAGGTGGACACCACAAAGCGCACGTTGCCAATCATGCCGATCTCGCCCTTGAAGATCCTCGTCGCCGCGCTGTACTGCACGATCGAGATGAATTTCGGGTCATTGATGACGTCATACTTGCAGTTGGGATGGATGATTGCCACATAGCTGTCTCCGATTGGCTCCGCGTTCTGCACCTCCAGATAGTTGGCGCCACGGAAAACGCAGTCAACGGTAAACTTGTTGCTCGCGCCAAGGTTAGCCCTCGTGTTCACTTCGGTAACTGTACCGTTACCGGTCACCGACGGCGCATAAATGACCGACAATCCGGCGTTCAGCGCCTCGCGGTCGATCTCCTCAATGGTTCTGCCGCTCTGGCTCGACAGCTCCTCCGCGTCGTGGATCAGCACGTCGTCGCGGCTTGCAAAAGCCGCAAAGTCCGTGGTCGGCGTGTATTTGCCGTACTGGTTGACCGCGATTTCCACATAGTAGAAATTCATCAGGTTGCCCTGCGGTGTCACGCCCTCCGTGAGCGGCGTCGTCGCGGTCGGGTACGGCGTCAGACCGCGAATGTTCACCACGTTGCCGCTGTGCTTCGGCATCGTCAGCTTTTCGCCGAACTGACCGTGCACCAGCTTGCCGATGTGGTTCTTCATGAACACGCGGTTATAGAACACCGCCTTCTCCGGCGTAAAGTCGTTGCCGGAGGTCTCCACGGTGTTGCCGTAGCCGTTCACCACATAGCCCTGTCCGCCGTTGGTCGCCCAGTTGGTGCCGCCTGCGTCAACCGAATAGGCAATATCAAACATGGCAAGAATCACGCCGATATATCTTCTCTTCTTCATCTTTTCAAACTCCTTCCCACAGGAAGCAGTCAGATCCTCGCTTCACCGCGCCGCACCTTTTCCAGGATGTCGTCAAACTCCTTGTCGCTCATGGTCTGGTACGTGCTCACCTTCGACGGGGCGCCGGTGCGCAGGGCATTTTCACGCGGTCGTTCGCGGTTCGCCTGCACCGTCTGCGCCACAGCCGAGGCGGTCGCCTTGCTCACGCGCTTGATCTGGTTGGCACGCAGCTCGTCGGCGTGCGCCAGTTCATAGGCAAAGGTCACGTCAAACACCTCTCCGGCGGTGCCTGCCGCGCGGTTCTTCTCCTCGTTCTGCGCTGCCACAAAGTCCAGCGCGGCGCGAAACTTCGCGTTCGCAAATTCCGCGTCAAAGTCAAACCCCGGGTACTGCTTCGCGGTCTCCCTCGCCAAGCCGCGCAGCCGCTCGTGCAGCTCGTTTGCCTGCCGGTAGCGCCGCAGGTTCTCCAGCTCCTCCTGCTGCGCCGCCGCGTTCTGCCGCCGGTCGTAGTCCTCAATGAACTCCTCGGCGGTCTGACCCTTGTCGATCGCCTGCTGCCGCCACAGCTCCCTGTCCCCTCTCAGCGCGTTATAGATCGCCTCCGGGTCGTCGCTGCCGTACTTTTCCGCCAGCAAATGCAGCACCTTGTCTGAGCGTGCCGCCCGGTTTTCCAGCTCCGTGCGCTCGCGTCCGAGCTTGCCGAACCGGTCCTTGATCTGTCCCTCCACGCGCTTGTGATACGCGTCCTTGAACTTGCCCTTGATCAACTCCTCAAAGGCAGCGTCGGTGTCCTCCTGATCTGCTTCTCCGTTATCGTTATCGTCTGTCTGTCTCGTTTCGCCCTCTGCCTGCGCCTTGTCCGCGTGAAAAGCCTTTTGATAGCTCTCCATCAGATCGTCACTCACGCCGATCTCGCGTCCGCGCGCCTGCACATCGGGTCTCACTCCGGCGCTTGTGGGGCTGCCGTCTCCCTCGCTGCCGCCCGTGCCGGTCGCTGCGCCTGCGCCCTCGCCGTCAAACAGATTCAGGATGATTCGGATATAATCTCTTTTATGCATAGATGCCTCCTCACGTCTCTCCGTGGTGTCCTACTCGCGTCTTTCCGCGGTGCCAGCCAAAAAGCCACATCTTTCCGGCGTTTATCCCATTTTATCAAAAACAAAAAACAAAAGGCGGCACAACTTTACCGTCGCACCAAAACCACATCCTCCGCAAAGCTGTGTGCATACAGCTCAAAGCCGGTCACCACCGCCCTTGTGCCGTCCTTGTAATGCTCCATCAGCGCGCCGTCCTCGCAGTATACCGACAGCAGCGTGTGTCCGTAGCCGTACTCCATCGCCTCCACCCGAAAGCCTGCGTTGTTCTCCATAAAATCCTGCGTGTATTGCAGCAGCGCCTGCGTCAAAGCCGAAATGCTCACGCACACATCATGCGAACAGTGTCCGCGCACACTCAGCGTGAACGTCCGCTTGCCGTTTTGCAGATAGACCGTCGTCACATCACAGCCCCCTCTCCCGGCGCCTGTGCAGCTGCGCCCTGTGTCGGCGGCATACCCGGCTGCATACCCGGCTGCATACCCTGCCCGGGCGTCACCGCCTGCGCCGCCTGCTCCGCCAGCATAGCGTTTGCCATTTGCAGCTGCTCGCTCAGCTGCTGCACCGTCTTAAGCAGTTGACTGTCCTTCTTGACCATTTCCAGCAGCTTGTCCTTGCCCTCAAAGCTCATGCACTCCAGCATCTTTTTTGCCGCGTCCGCCTGCTCCGGCGCAAAGGCGCCCATACGGAACATGTCGATCATCATCTGGTTGTTTGCCGCTGTTGTAAACGGGTTACTGCGCTGCGCTTTCACCTTGATGTCAAACACCGGCAGGCGCTCAAACACGCCCTCAACGCCCTCAACGCCCTCAACGCCCTCCGGCTCCACCGGCTGCGGCTGCAAGCCCTCGTTGTCAAACGCCACATACTCCGGCTGATTGTCCTCGCCCACCACGCGGAACAGCCGCGCCGGGTTGTAGAACTGCCGCATTTCCTCCACGATCAAATAGCAGATTTCCTCAAATTCGCGGAAGTCGCTCTTAGTCAGATCGCGGCTGATCTTTCCGCCTGCCTCCTGCAAGGCGGCGATCGCCGTGCCCGACGTCACACCGGCAGCGCCTGCGCCGTTCGACGGATCGTTGGTGCCGGTCGTGTCCTTGATCTCGTCCTTCATGTCCTGATACATGCTCAAAGCGCCCGGCGCGATGTCCTTTGATTCGAGCGGATGCACCACGCGGCTCAGATCCATGCCGTCCACCTCGATAAAGTCTTTGTTGAGGTCGCTCAGGTCGTTCACGTTGGCGACCGCCTGCCGGTTGATCAGATTGCGCGTCTGCGAATTGACGCGCACGTTTTTCAGGATATCCCGCCGCAGCGCGTCCAGCTGCTGCTGCGGCAAGCGGCAAATGTCGATAAACCCAAAGCCCACCGGCGTATCGCGCAGCGAAAAGCAGGGCGTCACCACAAAGGGGTATTTGCCGTGATGATAAAATCCCTTTTGATAGCGTTTGCCCTCGTTTTCACTCGCAAAGATGATCTCGCTGCCGCAAAATTTGCAGTAGTGCAGCACGCCGCCGCTTTTGTAATACCAGTCGATCACCGCCGCCTTGTTCTTCGTCTTGCTCTCCGACTGAAACGTCGTGTGCGCTTCCAGTCCCATGTCCTCGGTGCTCACCGCCTCCAGCTGCGGGTAGGCGCGTTTCACCTCCTCCACGTCGGCGTAGTTGACCAAAAACAGGTGCGGACTGTCCTGTATATTCTCCACAAACGGCGCCCAAGCCATGTCCAGCAGGCTCACACGGCGTATCGCGATATCTCCCAAGCCGTTTTCCATCTCCGCGTCCCACACAACCGCCACGCCGTCCGCGCCGCCTGCCAGCTTGTCCGTCCTTGTCTCCGAATAGGTCTTTTCGTAGCGGTTGCGTTCGAGCACGCACGGCACCACCGCGTTCAGCAGCTTTGCGGTCTCCTCGTCGTCCCTCGACCGCGGCAAAAACGTTGCCTCCGGATAGTTGTCCATCGCGTCCGCGTGCTTGTTGAGTATCACATTGAGCGTCTGCGCACCGATACGCGGCGCCGCCGCCTGTCCCGTGAAGGATCGCCCGTCAAACTCAAATTGTCGCCGCGTCTGGTCGTTGTAAAGCAGGTTGTAAATGTCAAAATTGTTGCGGTAATTCACGTCAAACAGCCGCTTGTTGTTGAAGTACTCCTTCATCAGCCCCTTTGCCTTGGCGATCTCCTCCTCGCCGATCGGCTTTCTGCCGCTGTGCGGTTCTGTCCGCTCCTGTCTGTTCCCGTCCGCTTCCTTCCGGCGCGGCGCCTGCTCTGCCGCTGTCGGCAGCATTTCCGCCGGTGCAGGCGTCATGCGCACCGGCATGGTCACACCGTTTGCGTCCTTAAAAACTCTTGCCATATGTCCTCCTAACTCATGATATAGCGCATCAAATCATAGTTGACGTCCAAAGGGTTAAATATCTGCCTGTCCTCCATCACGTTACGCCGCGGCGTGATGCAGCGGTGCATGATCGCATACCGGCTTTCATCGTAGATGTGATCCTCTCCCTCGGTATCAACGTCCTCCACGTTCGTCTCCGAATAGACCAGATCGGGGATCGTCCGCAGATAGCTCTCGCAGTTTTTGAACACGTAGTACATCGGGATCCCGTTCTCGTCAAACGCGAGCCGGTAATGATACTGCATCTTTCCCGCTATACGCGCATTGTCGGCTTCGTCAAAATGCACGCCCTGCCGCTCCATCAGCGCGCCCACGCTCTCGCCGGAGCCCTGCTCGATAAAAATAGCCGGGTCGGCAACGCCGATGATCCGCCTGCCCTTTAAGTTCGGGTCGTGCCGCTCGATCTGCCTGATGTTCTCCGCCACCTGCGCCGCCTGCATCCTCACGCCGGTGTTCGGCGTCTTGGTGCAGCCGTAGTATTCTCGTATGCGGTAAAACCTGCCGTCCTCGTCCACCGCGTGCCAGCCGACCGAAAAGGGCTTCACATAACCCCAGTCCATACTGCGGATTATCAGCCAGTGGGTCGGCACCCGGAACGGCTCGATGACATGCGTCCACCGTCTGTCCCTGTAGTGTGCAGGGTCGTTTCTGAATTCGCGGAACACCTGCCCGGAGAAGCTGTTCCAGTCGCCGTACAGCAGCGCGTTTCTGTCCGCCTCGTTCAGCGACGCCAGCTTTTTGAGGTAGCCGGGGTCGTTTTGCAGCAGTATCTTGTTATCAAACACCAAACTCGGCACAAATACCTTGCTCGACCAAAATGTCTGCACGCTGCCGTCCGGTGTCACCACCTGCGACTTTGTCCACACGGTCTTGTTCGGCTCGCCTGCCGTCACAAAATACTTTTTCACCCAGCCGTGACCGATGCCGCCGGGGTTTCCCGTCGCGCGCATATAGCAGCGCATACCCGGACCGTTGGCGCGGTTACGGCTTTTCAGGTACTCGTATTCCGCCTGTTTAAATTGCGTCAGCTCGTCAAAGCCAATAAACTCAAACTGCTGACCTTGGTATTTCTCTTTGTCCTTGGTGTACTGCAAGCCGTCAAAGGTGATTGTCGCGCCGCTCGGGAAGGTAAACACACGCGACGTCGCGTTATATTTCACGCCCGGATAGGCGGCTTTGTAATACAAACGCGCACGCTCTGCCAGCTGCGTCAGCTCCTTGATAATCTTGCGCAAAATCAAGCCGCGGTACCACGGCTTTTCCACCTGCCGCAGCGCCTCGATGATCAGCATGTCGCTCTTGCCGCCGCCTGCCGCGCCGCCGTAAAAGCCCTCGTCCTCACACCGCGCCATCATCGCCGCCTGTCGCGGCTGCGGCTTCCAAATCGTTTTCATTCTCGTCCTCTCTCGGGTCAATCACCGTCGCGGCGGCTATCTCAATCACACCGCCCTCCGGCTGTTCGGCGTGTCCGTCCTCGCCGGTCAATATGGCTTTGACGGTTTCCAGGGTTTTTGCAATCTCTGTCATGCGCTTGGTGTTCACCAGCGTCCGCTCCTGCTTCATGCGTAGCTTGCGCTTTTTTTCGGTGATCACCACCGCCGTGTCATCCGTGCTGCTCTCCGTCTGCGCCTGTTCCACGCGGTCATAGCTCACATACGCCTCCCGGTCCAGCTGCCCGATTGCGCGGTTGGCGGCGTCGATCAGCCGTCCGGCAGCCTTGCACACGCGCTCTATCTCGCGCAGCGTGCGGTTGACCTCCTGCCCGTGCAGCTTCTCGCTCACCTTCTCGGCGGTCTTGGCGGCGTACTTTTTGCGCTTGCTGCTCCACTTGCCCTTCGCACTGTGCTTCTGCACGCTCCCGAGCGGCACGCCGTATTTCTCAGCAGCCTCGCTCAAACTCATGGACGAATTGACATATTCTGCCTCGATTTTCGCCCAATTCACTTCCTTTTCCGCCACACTTCCGCCCTCCTTTTTGTCCATCATACCATTTCGCGGCAAAAATTGGCGGCACAAGCTGCCGCCGGGGTTTCCCGCTGGCGGCAAAATGCCAAACCGCGCCGCCGACCCTCTCAACCCCCGCGCGACCGTTTCCACGCCGTTTCCACACCGTTTCCGCTGTTAAAGCGTAGCTTTAAAAATCAAAAAATCACAGCGACAAATCCACGACCTGCCGCTGTATCACATAAATATACTCAAAATTTTGCATATGTAGGTTATTAAAAAATTGATGCTTTTACCGCTGCTCACTCTCCCATTTTTCCATGCACGCCTGCGCAATGATGCAGCTCTGCCAGCAGCGCGACGCGCAAAAGTCATCAATATAGGCATTCCGTGCACCCAAGCTGCGGAACCGTGAGGAAGTGGACTCCGCATCGTTTACCGGAGCGCAGCGCAAAACGGGTCCGTAAGCACCCAGATAAAACGGACACACAATCTTCATGTCAATTCTTTTCTCCGCCATAATTCCTCCAACACCAAGCAGACCGCCGGAGCAGCCGCTGTTACCGTATTCTGTTTTTCTTTGTCCGAAAGGCGTCCGCTGCCCTGAATTTGAAATAGTAGGACGCACCGGTCACGTCGCTGATGCTCATGCTCAGCTCGTCCTTTGACAGATAGAACCCCTTCGGCGGCTCCATATACTCGCCGCGCTCCAGCTTCCGCAGCTCACGGCGGCTGCACTTTTTCACCGTCACCACCGGACGCGACAAATTACGGCTCC